ACTGCGTTAGGAGCAGGTGCAGGCGCAGCGGCTATTGGAACAAAAACAGGTAGATCACTTTTAGGAAAAGCTTTTAGAGCTGTGGGAACTCCATTTGCAGGAGCAACTTTGGCTGGCACACAAATAGCTAGTAATATAAACAAAGGTGAAAACATTGCAGATGCAGTTATTGATCCAATCGTTGGTTTAGAATTATCTTTTCCAGGATTATTTAGAGAAAACATATCTAAAATTACTAGCAACCCAAGAGTTCAACAATTATTAACTCTAGGTAGGTTTGGCAGAGCTTTAACTCCAGTTGGTTTAGGAATTACTGCTGCTGGAGCTGGTGTTGATTTAGCTAAATTTACTAAAGATAGAATAAATCAATTAAGATCTATGAGTCCAGAGGATAGACAGAAACTTCAAGAACAAAGCGATGCTTTTGCTTTCAATGAGTTTTCTGCAGCTGGTGGAGGAATAGCTAAATTAGCTGGTAAAAGATCAGGGCCAGCACCAGAATCAGGACCTACGCCACAAGGCTTGGATTTTTTAATGAAACGTGTTAGATAAATGACGGAGTATTAAATGGCAGATATAGACAAAGGACTCCCAAGTAATGTTCGTACCGAAATAAAAGTTCCTGGCGCGGAAGAGGTCGAAGTTAAAGAGGAGATCAAAGAAAAATTACCAGTAGAGGTTACACCTGAAGAGGATGGAGGTGCGACTATCAACTTTGAACCAGGAGCCGTGAACATACCTGGCACAGAATCACATTACGATAATCTTGCAGACATTTTACCTGACGATATTTTAAATCCGTTGGGTAGTGAAATGAAAGCAAACTATATGGACTATAAGATGTCCAGAAAAGATTGGGAAAAATCTTACACAGACGGGCTTGACTTACTCGGATTTAAATACGAAAACAGAACAGAACCTTTTCAAGGTGCATCGGGTGCCACGCATCCTGTTCTTGCAGAAGCTGTAACACAGTTTCAAGCTACAGCTTACAAGGAATTATTACCAAGCGATGGCCCAGTTAGAACACAGATTCTAGGAATTAGAACTCCACAGAAAGAACAACAAGCACAACGTGTAAAAGATTTTATGAACTATCAAATCATGGATCAGATGAAAGAATACGAACCAGAGTTTGATTCTATGTTATTTCATTTACCACTAGCAGGATCTACATTTAAAAAAGTTTATTACGATAAATTAGTAAACAGAGCCGTATCTAAATTTGTACCAGCTGATGATTTAATTGTACCATACACAGCTAACAGTTTAGATGAAGCAGAATCTATTATTCACGTTTTAAAAATTTCAGAAAACGATTTACGTAAACAACAAGTTGCAGGTTTCTACAAAGACGTAGAATTAAATCCACCTGGTGTAACTATTAATGATGAAGTTTCAAAAAAAGAAAAAGAATTAGAAGGCACAACTAAATCTGGAAAACAACAACCTATGTACACTCTTCTTGAGTGTCACGTTGATTTAGATTTAGAAGGCTTTGAAGATATTGGTCCAGATGGTCAGCCGTCTGGTATCAAGCTACCTTACATCGTAACAGTCGAAGAAGGTAGTCAATCGGTTCTTTCAATAAGAAGGAACTATGCGCCCAATGATCCAAATAAAAAAAGGATCCAATACTTTGTCCACTTCAAATTTCTGCCTGGACTAGGATTCTATGGATTTGGATTAATACACATGATTGGCGGATTGAGTAGAACTGCAACAGTCGCTCTCCGCCAATTATTAGATGCAGGAACTTTGTCAAACCTACCTGCTGGTTTTAAACAAAGAGGGGTGCGGGTAAGAGATGAAGCAGCACCAATTCAACCTGGTGAATTTAAAGACGTAGATGCCCCAGGAGGCAGTCTTCGTGATGCTTTCTATCCTCTACCATACAAAGAACCATCAGCGACTCTATTACAATTAATGGGTATTGTGGTTCAAGCAGGACAGAGATTCGCTGCCATATCAGAATTACAAACTGGTGAAGGCACACAAAATGCAGCTGTAGGAACAACGATTGCTCTTTTAGAAAGAGGATCTAAGGTTATGTCTGCTATCCACAAAAGATTATACACTTCGATGAAAAAAGAATTTAAATTATTGTCAAGTGTTATCGCAACTTACTTACCACCAGAATATCCATACGATGTTGTTGGTGCTGCAAGAGTAATCAAACAAGCAGACTTTGATGCTAGAGTAGATGTACTACCTGTTGCAGACCCTAATATATTTTCAATGTCACAACGAATCACACTAGCACAAACAGAATTACAACTAGCTACATCCAATCCACAAATTCATAATTTATATGCAGCTTACAGAAACATGTATGAAGCTATCGGTGTTAAAAATATAGACCAAGTTTTACCACCACCTGCCCC